TCGGCCTTGCGTGCTGCTTGCGCGGACTCGTTGTTCAGTGCGTACATGGTGCGTTTTCCTGTGGTTGCTTGTTAGGCCGTAGCCGTGAGGGAGTAATACTCGGTGATGGCCGCGTCGACCGCCGCCAGGTCATTCGGAATCGTGTCGTCCTCGAACAGGCCCATTGGCGATTTGCAGGTGTTGCGGCCGTTGTTTTGCGTGATGAACCGGTAGTCACGATCCATCACATCGGTTTGCAGGACGATCGTCACCATGCCTTCGAGGCAGATCTTGTCGTCGAGCATCTTTCCGATGCTTTTCATCTTCGTGCTGCCGTCGTCGTTTTTCTCGGTGTGCGACAGGACGTAGACGCGCACATCGTCGGGCAGGGCTGTCGCCGCGTTCAGAATGTCCCACGCGTGCCGGCCGATTTCGGTGAACTTCTCGTAACCCTTCTCGTCACTGCGGCGCATGAATTCCGACGACATAACGTACTGAAAGTCGTCGAGCACGATCACCTTGCGCTGCGTGCGCGTCATGTACTTGATGATGCTGTCCGATTGATCGCAGACGATTACGTTGCCGCGCGGCGACTCTTTCGACAGATAGCCCCAACCGCTAGAACGGAAGGGCAGCGGCTTTTTCAGCGCCTGGATCAAAAGGGTCGACGAAGGATCGAGATTGCGCATTGACGTGCTCTTGCCGGTTCCCGATGCGCCGAGAATGAAGGTTACGATTGCCATTTATTTCTCCTGTGCGTTCAGTTCGTTCGTTCAGTTCGATTTGCTGCTGTTCTTCAAGCTCGGCTTGCCACTGCCAGCCGTCGTCGTCTGGCGCGTCCATCTAGGACACCTTGCAGCGTTGGTATTGGCGAGACACATTCGGCGGGACATACGCACCGCTGATCCGAACGCGGGGCTCGATGCCACGCCGCGTAAGATCCTGCTTCGCTGCACGCTGGCGCTGTTCCGTGCGCGCTTGCAGTGCTGCAAATTCGGCGTCGAGAATCTCGGCTTGCGAGAGGCGCACATTCGTCTGGACGTGGCGCAGATCATTCAGTGACTTGGCGATCAGTTGCATACCGGGCTCCGGGAGAAAGTAAGTACGATCATCACGGCGAGAGCCATTGCGCACGCGCCAGCAGAGAAAGCGAGAAACAGGTCGTTGACCTTGCAAACGCTAGCTACGACGGTATCCGTCGCGTGCAAATTTTTTTCCGCGACGTCGGCCTGACGCGGGCGGAAAATCGCTGCGGAGCACAATAATAACGCGGACTTCAGTTGCGATGCAGTGTTCATGATGATTTCCTTCCGTTCGTGTTTTGGTTTGTGTTTTGTCCTGCTGAGATGAAGGATACTAAAATGGTATCCGTCGCGCAAGTGTTTTTTGCGAGAAAGATCAGCGGGTGCCTACAAACGCATCCACGTCTGATAGTCGGCTTCGCTGAGTCGATCGCCTGGAAGCGCTGCCTTTGCGTCTGGCTTGTGCGCGTCGCAATACTCGCGGCCTTCGTGCTGCCAATGCGCCTTCACGCGCGGTCCTAACTTGCGGCACACGCAGCAGTAGCGCCAGCCGCCTCGCTCGATCATGTCTTTCGTGATCCGCTTCATGCTGCCTCCGCCTGTGATCGCGCCAGGTCTAGCAGGCGCTTGTCCGCGCGTGTGAGAACTTCGAGCAGCAGCCGCTTTTCTTCGAGATACGTCACCGCGAACTTGGGATCGTGCTTGACGATGCTCGACGTGTTGCTGATTAGGTCGGCGCACTTGATCGTCTGTATCCAAGCAGGCGCCGCAGCCAGTCGGGCCCGTGACGCAGCCTTGCGCGCGGCGCGGTTCCCCGTTTCCAGGTCAGACAGCAGAATGACGCCGGCCGTCACGATCTCGCCGAACTGCTCGCGCAAGGTTTCGGCAGACACGCCCTGATCTTCGATGCAATCGTGCAGCCACGCAACAGCTACCGCGTGATCGGTATCTGGCGCGACCGTCGCCACGATGCCCGCCACCTCGGCTAGATGGTCGACATATGGGTTTCCCGTGTACTTGCGCACCTGATCCTTGTGCGCTTCACGCGCAAACATCATTGCTCTATATGCGAGGCTCATTGTTGCTCCATTTGCTCGTTGACCGTCTCCTGATAGGCCGCCCATCTGCGCCGCCCGCGCACCGCCTGCCGCTTGTCGCCAGTGAGCAGTCGCGCGATGCGTTCGAGCGTCTTGTCGTGATACTGATAGAGCGATATGCCTTCGTCACAGCAGCTCACTGCGACAGCCTGGTATCCAACGCCAATGTCGACGTACTCATATGGATCGCGGCCACAGAATGCACAGCCGTGATCGCACAGACGCCATCCTTCCGGCTTCCATTGCTTCCAGCGTGGGCGCGTCATGCTGCCGCCTTCGCCGCCGCGCGGCCAAGCATACCGATGAAGCGCTTGGTCGCGCCCAGACTGCGCCGAGCGGCCTTGCGAGCCTGGACGGCTTCGTGAGCGGCGAGGCAGTGCGGACACACGGCCAAGTACTCGCGGATCTCCGCGTCGGTCATGTAGACATTCCAATGGTCAACGGGGCTGCTCTCGACTTCTGGCGTGTACGCGGCTTTCAGGTGCGTACAGTCGGCGTTCATCTTCGCCAGCGTCTGGTTGTCCGCATATGCACTGTCGGTGAGCAAATATCCGTGCATTCCTGGACACTTGCTCAAGTGGTTGCCGACTTTTCGCTTCAGTTCTGCAATTTCGTGCGTCAGTCGCGCATAGTCGGCGCACGCGCGCAGTGCTTTCTGTTCGGCGTTCATGCTTGCTCCTTCGGTGCGGCGGGTAGCAGCATCCAGTGCGTGACGTCGGGCCATTGCCAATCTTGGCCGTCGTCGCTCGGGTTGTCCCAATAGCGAAACGACTCGTAGGTTTCCTCGTGGCTTGGATGCTCCCAGCGCAACTCGCCGATAGCAATCTCGCCGCGCAGCATGATGAGAACTGGCGTTTCGTCGGCCGGCAGACGTTCGTCGACGCTAATCCACCGCGGCGCAGCCGACTGCACAAGCTCGCGCGCCATCTTCATGATGCGCTGGCCGTCCGGATAATCATGGTCGAAGTGACGCTCGACAACCTCTATGATGTCGCCATCGCTCATCAATGAACTCCCGTAGCGTGAAACGTGCGATGCGTTTGGCCGGCGATCTGCGCGGATGCTTGCAGGGCAGAGGCGGATTCGATGCAGCGCGCGGCAATGTCGTGCGATGCGCTGGCGTGCAGCGCGTCGGCGGCAGCTTTCAGCGCGGCGATAGCGTCGATGATCTTTTCGGGGCTGACTTGCATCATTCACCTCGCGCGCGGATCATTGCATCGGCCATCTGATAGGCCCGCAACGCGCAGTCATAATCGTTGAGCGGTTTTTGTTCGCTCCACACGGCAGGCATCAGTTTCGCTGCGAAATAGTCGCGCGTCGTGATTCCTAGACTGATAAATGGCGTCTCGTTCAAGTCGCCACACCAGGGAAACGCTGGTCCGCCAGTTTTGATCTCGCTCATTGCTCGCCCCTTGCTTTAGCCAGAGCAGCGCGAGCCTTGTTTGCCGCTTCTGTGTTCGGCCACAAATGCAAGAGGGCATCCTCCAGCGCTTCGAGCAGTTCCGGCGCGGCTGCCCGCAGATAAGCATCCGCCAGTTGCTTCTCGTTCGCGGCGACGGATTTCTCTTGCATATCTGGATCAAGGCTCGACCGCATGCCGTATCCTGTCATGACGTCTTCCACCGTTTCCTGACGGGAGCCATAGGCGTATCGACGTTCCTCGAAAACCACTGCGCCGGCCGCATCAACGATCTCGATGTTGAACGGCCATTTTTCCGGCTGGCGCACGAAGAGCGGTCCAGGTGTGTGTTTGATCTCGCTCATGTCTTACACCGCTACCTGAATAACGAGTTGTTTGTGCTCTGCGTCGATTTCTTGCACGTCGATGTATTCGGCGCTGACCGGTTCGTAGATCACCACAGGCATATCGCTCGGGTACTTCTGCAAAACCGCGATCAGTTCAGCCGCCGTGATTTGTGCGTTGACGTGTGGGCGGGAATAGCTCATTGCACACCTCCGAACGGATGCGCGGTTGATGCGCCCGATACGTCAACCGTCGCGCGCCCGATGCGCACCTCGAGATCAATGGCCGCGATAATGCAACCTGCTGCGGCTCGACCTCGCTGCTCAGGCGTTCCGTTTCGAATAGCGTCGGCCGCTTGGTTCATCGCCTTGATGGCGCCTAGAACGTATTGAAGATCAATTTGCATCACTCACCTCCAGCCAGACGGCGCTTGACGATGACTTCCTTCGCATCGGTCAGCAGCGTGTGAATCGTATGCAGGTCGTCTTTGTTGCCACGTGCCAGCGCAGTCATGAACGACTCGCGTTGCGGGCCGGTCAGCTCGACCAGCAGTTCCATCAGGTCATCGAACGTGACCTCGCGCTCTACCTGCTCGCGGCGATCTTCTGCGGCCAATGCTGCGTTGTCGGCTGCTTCGAGATCCCGGTCGAACAGCCAATTGCCATATGCTTGCGTGCGGGAAACTAACTGCGGTACGTGTGGCATGATTCCGTCCTTGTTGTGTTTAGTGACGAATACTGCTTTGGTGTGTCGATGAAATGAACGATACCAAAGAAGTATCCGTCACGCAAGCGAAGAATCACTGTTGCGTTTCTGCCTCACGCTCGATCCAGTTGCGTCGCTCGAACGCCGGCCGTAACTTCTCGTGCGCGGACTTGCGTAAATCCGCGATTGCGGGCGTCACCTTGGCGGCTGCTCGCGCGACGGTCTGCGGGTGGATGGCGCACTCGCGCGCGATGCGATTGAGGCTCCAGCAATAGCTTTCCCCAAACACGAACTCTCGCGCAACGAGCATGCGAACCATCGTGCGATTGCGGTGCGCTCCTTCGAGCAGGCATACAAGCCGCTCAACGCCCGCGTGACGCTCTCCGCGCTCTCCGCCATAGGTGGCATCCAGCAGGGCGCGCTGATCCAGCGAGAGGTGCGATTCAATGACGTCGTGCACGTATTGCGCCTGTGCTTTCTTCTCGTGGACCGATAGCAGCAGGGCGGCTCCGTCAGGTCCGGTGTATTCGCCAATCTGCCCGATCTTGACGCCGGGCCGCGCGCGCCACGTGTAAGCGAAGGAAAGCGCCGCATCCATCGAGCGGAACATCGGCGCGCGACTGTCGTCTTCCGGCTTAGGAGTGCGAAGGGTGAGCCTGCCAAGCGAGCTTTCGTGTGCGGTGCATACTTGCATAGCGGTTCCTTGGTCAGTGGAGCGGGGCGGAAAGCAGATCGGGAGCGGCTTGGATTGGCTTCACGAGCTGCCCGGTATGCGGGCACCGTCGCTTCGGCAACTCGATCACTAGGCCGTCGTCTTTCAGTTCGCCTATGCGGCCGCAAACGCTTTGGATCGGATAACCGAAAATCTTCGACAGGTCAGTGCGCGAAAATGATGCAGTCGGGACCGTGCGCAGGAAGTTGAGAATCGCGAGCCGTTGAACGGCTGCTGTGCCATCCTCTTTCTTTGCGAGGAAGGATAAGAACGACGTTTCGGCTTGTCCTCTCATGCTGGCTCCTTCAGATCCTCGGTCACTTCGTCGTTGACAGGAACGCCACTGATGGGGCGGAGCAATCTATCCATCACCACGCGTCGCTTTACGATTCGAAGAATCCCATCGTTGCTGCGCACCGGAAGCGACGATCCGGCGGACTCGACCACCCAGCCTGGTTCTGTGACTTCGTAACGTATCCCGTCAACAGTCTCCATATGAACCGCAGAGCGCAAAACGGAAACTACCGCCCCGACCATTTCTGGTGTAACAACTGCCCGAATCACGTAGGCCAGATCACCAGGTTTGCAGTTCATTGCCCCACCCCCATGCGAACAATCGCGTTGACAGCGTTCAGCAGCGTCGGATCAACTTTCGGGAACCGGCGGTTGTCGCGGCGGTACTTTGCGTCGACCTCGGCTTCGGTCAGCTTCGGCCGCGGCGCCGGCGTCGGTCGCAGCGTGACGTTCTCGCCCTTGCCGATCACGTACCGGACAGCGCGGCGATAGCCGTTGTTGTCGATTGCGCGGAACTCCTGGTCGCGGCCCGGAACGCGCGCGCGTCGTAAGTATTCGTTGACCACCGATAATTCGCGCCCGATGCCCTCGGATATTTCCTGCGCAGTGCGCGGCTTGCCGTCAGCCATCAGATTGCGAATTAAGTCGGCAGTGAATACGCGTGTGGTCATGCTTGCTCCGCCATGCAGGAAAGAGGGTGGGCGCCGTAGTAGAGGCGGAAGTGGCCGATTCCGAATGTGCCTAGCACGGCGAGCGCGAGCACGATTCCGCCGATGACAGAGAGAATGGTTTTAGTCATTGCGCAGGTTGCGCTGCCAGAATGGCGCGGGCGAAGTCGAGCAATGCGCCTTTGCTGAATTTGTACGAGCCCGGCCCGGTCTCGGTCGCGCACATGAACCCGAGCATGTCGATCTGCTCATCCGTCAGCGCCACCTGTGTCTGCACTGGCTGCGTTGCCGTGGATTGCGTGGATGCGGCGCGGGCTGCTTGCCAAATCTCCCACGGACCGATAGAACGATTGGCCGGAATGCTCTTGCACCATGCGTCAAACGCCGCCCGCTCGTCCTGCTCGGCATATTGCGCGGGAACTGGGGATGCGATGCGTCTCAACGTCTCTTCGACCGCCGCCTCTGCTGCAATGTAGAGCGTCGTCATCCCGGAGCATGCCTTGCATTCATCCTCGACATATCCTGCTATTTCCTCGATCTCGCGACGCGTCAAGGTGCGAGCGACCGGATAGAGCTTTGTTCCGACCGGAATATCTTCTGCGTCCTCGATGTCGAACTGAACGTATTTCGTCCCGTCCTTGTCTTCGTACACGGACGCTATGTGCTCCACTTCCTCTTGCCGCGAACCAGCGTCGGCAATAACTTCGCAATCCGCGATGCAGTTCCTCAATTCCGCCATCGCCAGGCGAATTTCGGCGGCTGCCTGCATTGGATCGGATGCGTTTTCTAGCCATCGAGCCGTGCATTCCATCGAAAAAAGCACGCCGTCGAACGCGCGTTTTTCACGACTACTGTATGTTTGTACAGTACTCCGAGCTAATGATGCCTCGTTAGTGTTCATTCTCAGTTCCTTTTTTTATTTGTTCATATGAAAGATTTTTAGGCTATTTCGGACCTAAAAACCGATACCGTAAGTATAAACGGATACCGCCACGGTATCCATAGAATTCGCAAAAAAGATGTGCTTAGGCGCGAGCCCGATGTGATTCCCAATCAAACGCCAGAACGCGACCGCCACCTTCCCGCAATCGATCAACGACTCGCGCTGACAGATACTTCTCGATTCCGCCTAGATCCTCGTTAGAGGCAATGATGGTCGGTCGGCGCGCGTCGTACCGCCCATTGAGTATCGCAAACAGAATCATCTGCTCGTTGTCGCCGCCGCCCTGAACGCCGACTTCATCGAGAATCAGCAGATCCGGGTCGACCATCCTTTGAATCGCTTCGCGCTCAGACATTCGCGAATCTCGGCGGTACGCCTCGCGCACAAACTGGACCGCCTCATACGTGCGCGCAAAGAGCGGAAGGGCGCCGCGGCGAGCAACGACGCGCGCAATCGAGATCGCAAGGTGCGTTTTGCCTGTTCCGAACAGCCCGCACATGATGAGGTTTCGGCCGTTCGTGCTGACGTCATCCCATTGGGCGGCGTACTCGCGGCAGGCGTCAAGCACCTGTTGCTGAGCAGGAGTTTCAGCCAGATACGTTTCGAACGATGCCGACTCGAAGCGCTTAGGGATGGCCGCGCCTTTCCACCCGCTCAGCAGAGCATCGCGCCGAGCTGTACG